CCATCTATTGTTGTTGTCCACTTCGGTACGCCACTGGCATCCGTTGTTAATATAAAGTTAGAAGTAGTTATACCTGCAGTTGTACCTGCAGAAACAACTGATTTACCTTGACCATCAAAGTAAAGAATTCCATTACCAGATGATGCATAATCATGGTGTTGGAAATAAATTCCTTTTATATCTAGGAATCCTTTTGTACCACTTACAATATTACCAGTATTAGTAGCATCTGGGATGTATGTAAATGATCTCTCAGGTGCATTACTAGTCTCACCAGTACTATCATTATAACCAAAAAATCCAGTTTTGTTATTTGCTACTCCAGTTCCAGTGTTGTAATTAAATGTAATACCACGGTCAGTGTTGGTATCAAATCCATGAGTAACTGTTAATTGAGTGGTTGTTGATATGCCAGCTGTGGTTTGCCCATCAATGAATACAGTCGAGACACCAGCAGATGAAGTGTAAGAATGTATAGTTGTTGTACCTGCACCAGGAAGACCAGCACCAGATATTGTATCTCCAGTATTGATACCTACTATTGAATCTAAAGTAATTGCGGATGTTCCAGATCCTACAACCACCATTACAGTTCTTTTACTTACAACATCACCAATATTCATTATTGGATCATTCAATGTTGTGTTTGTGGAGTTGACTGTAGTGGTTGTTCCATCAACTTGCAAACTACCTTTGATGATAACCATACCATCACTATCCAAACCATCTGGATATGGGTCAATGAATAAAGTATTACCACCACCAGATTTAGTGCTTATAACATTAGATGAAATTCCAATATTATCAACAATTAAACCATCACCAACACCAGGATTAATTATCTCAAGAGTAACTCCATTATATACCCAAGGTGCACCAGTTACCTGAACTTTATCAGTCCCGTTTTCATCATATTCAATACTCGCATCTTCACTTGCACCAAATGTTAGTTTAGTGTCATCATTAATAATTACTTGACCTGCACCATTAGGAACAAAACGAATATCACCGTCTGTATTGTTTGAATATATTGTATTTCCATCAAGTGTAAGATTATCTACTGTCCAAGTATCGACTCTAGGAAGAGTTGCAGATGCATATGCTGGCCCAAAACCTGAAGAACTACCACCAGGATGTCCAGTATAACTTACATCTAAAATAGGTATAAATCCGTTATTTACTGAACCAGCATGAGCATTTGCACCAGTTCTAATTGCACCTGGTGTAATATTCATCATGTCAGTGTAGTACTTACCACCAATGACTATCGGATCTGGATCTGGACTTGTATTATCTCCAACAAATAATCTACCACCCTTATTTCCTTGCGTTCCATTCGCAATCGTGACCGCAAGTTCACCGTAGTTTATAGTTGACGGAGCAGCGTTGCCAGTCGATCTTTTTACTCGTATTATACTGGCCATTTAAAAACTTCCCCCATTAATGTTTAAATTTTGTGTTGCTCCTGGCGTTAATTCTAAAGTTGCTTCAAATTTACTCGTTGCTGCGTTGAAAACCAAGACCATTCCAGTTTCTAGACCACCAGATATGTCCACATCTGATAGTCCACCTAAAGTTCCACCACTACCAGATATAGAGGATATGACTTTATTAACGTTGTTTGATCCGACTCTGACTTTTATATCAGCCATTTTAATTAACCTGTAGTAACTCCAGCAGTAACAATAGCACTTCCACTAACAATTCTTGTTTTTAAAGAACCATCATTTAATAATACATCATAACTATACCTACCTGCCTTCAAAGCAGATGTGACAGAAGACCCCAATGCAATTTTTAATTGTCCTTGTGCTCTATTTGGAAATGACACCGAAAATGTTGCCTTATCACTTAATGAAGCAGGATGTTTCTTTAGTTTTGAAGTGGCCGTATAACCAGTCAAATCTAAAGGTGAGTTTGCTGTATTCTCCAAATTGAATGTTTGGTTGAAGTCAGCACCAGCATCAATTACTATGTTACTAATATATGCTGCCATTATTTAACTAATTAGAATCTGTCTTGGAATATTTATAAATCATTTATCCATAATATTTTTAAGAAGAGTTTTAATCTCATTCATGTCCTGTTTTAAAGAATCCAAATCACTACGCATATTGTCAAATTTTGCCTTTTCCTCATACTTTTTTTGAGAAAGTTTTAAAAATTTATCAAATTCATCTTGATTTTGATTAACAATTGCATTTGAACTTGTATCTCTGACAAGAGAAGTATCAGATTTTACTTTTAAATATTTTCCCATTATTCAATTTGAAATGATCTAAGTGCAATTGATCTAAAGTTTTTAATTCTAGGTGGTTTTGCTTGGTTTGTGGATGTCATAACGATTTTAATCATAAATGATTTAAACTGTGCGGTATTTTCCGCAGTGAATTTATATTCACTAAAGGTATCTCTGGTTCTATTTGGATTTACAACTTTATCTGGTAATCCATTCGTATTAAAAGGTATGTAAGTTGAATGATCATCATCTCCATCACCTCTAAGTAACTTATAAAATACTCTAATATCTCCCTCTGCCTCTCTATGTCCATCAAATTGAACTAATAATGAATTAGAAACAAACTCTAAGTTAATCATTTTTGTTTCATATATTGCAGTATTTGGATCAGAACCAGGAATTTT